TTGGTGGAGGAGCAGAATCTCTTACCGTCAATCCAGACGAAAGGCAGCTTCTATTCTCCTTCACAGGTGAGGGTAGTCAATCTCTTAGTGTTGCTGAGACCAAGCAGGTTGAAATTGATATTACTGGAAAAGCAGATCCAGTTCTCACAACTCAAGCATTCCATGGTTCTGGAACCTTCAGTATATCTGGTCAAGGTAGAGTTAGATGGGTTCCAAATAACATTGGTTCTGGTACTATCTTTACAATTGCTGGTGCATCTGAATCTCTCACCTTTAATCCAGAAGAGAAGCAAATGCTCTTCTCCTTTATTGGAGAAGGATCAGACAGTACTACTGTCAGAGAAATTAGCAAGGGTGGAACTCTTACATTCTCTGGTACATCTGGAGATCCATTACTTACATTTGCAGAGCAACCATTTGTTCAGACCAAAATTAGTGGTGAGTGTCGCTTCACTACTCATCGCAATATTGTTGGTACTGGTTCACTTTACAATCTTGGTGGATCTGCAGAAGCAGTTGGATTTAATCCAGAAGAGAAACAGATTCTATTCTCTGTTACTGGAGAATCTTCAAGCAAACTCACAAAAGATTATATTGGTTCTGGTACATTCAGAAAACTCGGTGGTTCTGCGGAATCTGTTTCCTTCAATCCCGACGAGAAGCAGTTACTATTCTCCTTCAATGGAGCTGGTACACAGTCTACTACCACGAGAGAAATTGGAACAGGAACCCTGTCCACCACTGGAGAAGCAGGAGTTCTTGTCAGGTTTGCACACACTGGCGAAGGTACAATACCTCTCAGTGGCAGTGCTCATACAACCAGAGCAAGAGACTACGTTGGATTTGGTACTGTTCCAACATTCTCTGGTGCAGCAGAATCTCTCACCTTCAATCCAACAGAAAGAGATATGCTCTTCTCCTTCTTTGGAGAACGTATATCAGAAGCAAGAACTTCCAGAGAACTCAGCAAAGGTGGAACACTTGCGGTCAGGAGTACATCAGGAGATCCGCTACTCACATTTGCAGAGCAGCCATTCGTTAAAATTGAAATTGAAGGTGAGGGATATCTCACTCGTGCCTTTGGATATCAGGGTTCTGGAAGAATCTCTAATGTTAATAATGTTGATCAGGCATTTGCTCGTGCTCCATACATTGGTAGTGGTACTACAAGAATCCGTGGAACAGCATTCGTTCAGGTTATAGTCTGGCAACCACCTAATACGCAGGTTTGGATTATATAAACCATAAATAGAATTGAGAAAAACTGTGCGTACATAATGACAACTCAGGTACAATTCAGAAAAGGCACTACTCCAGAACATGCTCTATTCACAGGTGCAGTTGCTGAAATTACGGTTGATACCGATAAGAAAACAGCAGTAGTTCATGATGGTAGTGACATTGGAGGCTTTGAACTCCAACGAGCTCGTTGGGAAGTTGTTGATTCTAGTGGATCACTTTCTACTGGAGTTAAGTATCTTGTAGACAGTACCAGTCAAGCTTTGACTTTAAATATGCCATTTGAATCCAATGGAGTAGTTCCTCATGTAGGAGATGTATTGGAAGTAGTGGATTTTAAAGGAACGTGGGCTATAAATAATGTTACGTTGACAACCACTGGTGCTAATAATAGCCAAAAGTTCTTGAATAAATTTGGAAATGTAGATGATACATTTATTCTTGATGTTCAGGGGTTATATATTAAGCTTATTTGGGACGGAACTTACTGGAGGATCATGGCATGAGTTTATATCTCAGCGCAAGTACTGCAACACAAGAACAAAATGTTGATAATTCAAATGACTTTACCGTACATGCTCTTCGCAGAGACAAAGACGGTATGTTGCATTATACGAATGCAAGATCAACAGACGATGTAGTCTTTGATTTTCATCGTACAGATGGTGAAGAGTATCCAGATTTTCTTCAAGGAACAGAATATGTCCTTGCTGATGCAGGTGATAAGAAGTATACAAATGATACTGATGATAAATATCAACAGTTCAGGTTTGACTTCCGACGCTTGACATATTTTATTGATGATGACGGTTACCTAGTCGCAAGACTAAATAAAGATTATGATCACACAACTAACGGACCTAAGTAGGATTTTTAAAAATGGCAGATTTTAGACTCGGTAGACTGAAGTTTAAGTGGCGTTCTGATTGGACTGCATCCACTGCTTATGTCATTGACGATATCGTTAAGTACGGTGCAAACACATATGTTTGTATTGTTAATCATACTTCGGTAGCTTCCCAAAACGATTTTTATAGTCAGAGCTTAAGCTGGGATCTCCAAGGAGAAGGTGTTGCTAATAAAGGAGATTGGGCAGCCACTACTTGGTATAAGATTAACGATGTTGTTAAGTATGGTAATACACAATATCGTTCAATCACAGGTCATTTATCTGGTGCTACTTTTGATACTACAAAGTATAGTGTTTACTTAGAAGGTCTAAATTTTGAAGATACTTGGAATGGTACTACTGAATATCAGAAGGGTGATATTGTAACGTATAGAGGTTATAGCTACATTAGCACCTCAACACACACAACTGCTACAACTCCTAACCTAGATACCACTAATTGGGAAGTAGTTACAACTGGTTTCTCTGCTCAAGGTGTGTATAACGCAGCAACAACATATGCTCCTGGTGATGTTGTACGATATGGTGGTAACACATATGTAAATATTGTAGGTTCTACTGGTACTGCTCCAATTATTACTAGTTCTTGGACACTACTTAACGAAGGATTTAATTGGAATGGTGCTTGGGATTCGGCAACTGTTTATCAGTTGGGTGATGTTGTTAACAGAAACTCTAACTCATACGTTTGTAAGACTTCCGATACTACTGGTGCTTCTACAGCTCCTGAATTGGATCCAGGTGGATCCTATTGGAACTACCTAGCACAGGGTGCTTCTGCTGCACAGGTTCTCCAAGAGACTGGAGACATGCTGTATCAGGCGGCAAGTGGTGTTAATAGGATTGCACTACCAGCAGGGTCTACAGGCACCGCAGCAGAGCAAGCAGCGGCAAGTGGACAGGTATTGACAGTTGGTGGTAATCCATTACTTCCAAATTGGGAACAGAATAATGTAACTAGTTCTGTTTACTATGTTACTAAGGATGGTGCTGATACTAATAATGGTCAGAATATCTCTAGGGCATTTGCATCACTGAGACATGCTTGTGATACTATTAGTTCATTGACAGGTGCTGCAACTCCTTCTGCTGCTAATCCATACACAATTTTCGTTAAGTCAGGTAAGTACGAAGAAACTCTACCAATTATTGTTCCTGAGTTCGTCTCAATTTATGGTGATAACCTAAGAACTTCTGTTATTACACCTGCATCTGGTGATTCCAATATGCAGGCTTTGACACTTGCAAGCAATGTAACTCATCTTAAGTTTGGTGATACTGTTTGGAACGATCTTGGCACTAAGAGTGCTATGGTTCTAGACTCTGATTATGCAAACAATGTTCACTTGATGAACCTTACTGGTGGGGAATGGACTATATCTGATAAGTATGTTGATATTATAAGCAACATTAATTCAGATGCATCTGCATTACTTACAGCAAACAAGACATTCATTGCTTGGGAAGCATATCATCGTCACGTAGCAAGCGTAGGTGCTGTTGCTGGTACTGAGTCTGCTGTTAAGACTCGTTTGATTGAGTTGATTGATGCTATTTCATATAACGTTAAAGCAGGTGGTAATAATAAAGTTTATGATTATACTTCACTATTAATTACTGGTGGTGCGGCATATGATATTACTGGAGACGATACTCAAGATACTCAACTAGCCAATTACGTTGAAACAATTGGTACTGAGGTAATGAGAAACATTGTTGTTTCTACTTCTGCTGGCAACACTGAAACACAAGTAACGGATAATACATTATCAGCTGATAGTGTAAATCCAATGTGTCCTGTTCCTGTTAGTGCATTAACAACATTTGTTGGTATTGTTACTACAGCAATTGCTAATAACAGTGTTTCTGCAACTACATCAACAGATCCATACATTACAATTTCAACAGTAGCAACTCGCACTAATGCTGAGTCTACTATGTGCTTGCTTGGTTCACATACTACACTTAAAGAGTTGGTATTTGAAGGCATGAGTGGATTTGCTCCTAATGCAGCCAATGATAAGAATCTAGATATCGCAACAATTAAGGGTGTCTTCTTTAGGTTTAACCCTAATTCATCTATTCAAAAATCACCATACATTCAAAACTGTACCATCTTTGCTGATGCAGCTGTTGGTGTTCTTCTTGATGGTGCTGTACACAATCACTTTAATCTAACGTCAGCACCTTCTTACAAGTCAATGGTGTTTGACTCCTACACCCAAGTATTAAACGGTGGTGTTGGATTCTTTATCACGAACGCTGCTGCAACTGAAATTGTATCTTCGTTTACATACTACGCACACATTTCTTACTCTGCTACTAAGGGTGGTAGGATCCGTGCTGTTACTGGTAACTCATCTTATGGTAAGTACGGTGCAATTGCTAGAGGATATGATTCTTCTGAGACAACCATTGATGGTAACATTAAGGGTCTTCGCCTTACAATTGATGTAACTAATCCTCTTACTGGAACACTTACAATTGGAGAGAGACTTACTGGTTCTACATCAGGTGCTGTTGGTGAATTGATCAATGACCAGAATAATTCTGGTTTCTTATATTACTTCCCAATTAAGGGAACCTTCCAACAGGGTGAAACAGTCACAGGTGGTACATCAGGTGTACAAGCAACTCTTGTAAACAATACAGATGCTGTTCAAGGACAGAAAGGATTCGTTCTTACTGTTACTGGACTAACAACTGGTCCTGATCAAGGTGGTTCTGTTTCTCTTGATGATAATGGAACTAATAATGATAGCGGTTCGTATGTTATCTCCAACTCTAGTTACAGCGCTCCTGATGGACGTGGTACTCTAACAGTTGAAAGAGGTAGGTTAGGAACCAGTGCTGCAACACATGAAGGTGTATCTACTGTTGCACTATTTGCTGATGCTGGTAGTGGTGCTAGTTTGAATGCTGCAGTGACAGCAGGTGCATCAAGTCCTGTTGACATGGAAGTTAATACTGTTACAGGAATGACCATTGGTGGTCACCTTATTATTGGTAATGAATTGTTCACAATTCAGTCATTCCCTTCAGCAACATCTGTTAGAGCAGATCGTGCTCAGGAAGGAACAACTGCTATCGGACATAATAATGGTGCTGTTATTACAATCTTAAATACTAAGGTTGCTTCACAGGATGAATTGATTGAAGATGTTGAGGTTACTGATACAACTATTCGCGTTAAAGCAGCAAACATTGGTCTTGATGCTACTGATTATCTGTTAATTGATAATGAATTCTTTAGGGTTACTATCGTAACAGTTGACACAACTGGTATCTGTACACTACAGATGGCTGATGAGAAGGTTATTGAAGCTGGAGATGGACAAGGAATTAAGATCCGCTATCGTTACTCTCAGGTTCGCTTGACTGCTCACGACTTCTTGGATGTTGGTACTGGAAGTAAAGCTAATACTAATTGGCCTGGTCTTCCAATCTCACCTAATGTTCCTTCACAAGAAACAGATGAGGATCGTCCTGGTCGTGTTTACTACGTATCTACTGACCAAGATGGTAACTTCGCTGTTGGTAAGTACTTCAGGGTTGAACAGGCAACTGGTAAGGCAACACTAGACGCTTCTGCGTTTGACCTTTCAGGTCTGTCAAGCTTGAGACTTGGTTCTATCGGTGCTCAGTTGGGTGCTGCTATTAACGAATTCTCTACTGATGGTACATTGTCTCAGAACAGTGACGTTAAATGTCCCACACAGAAGGCTGTTAAGACATACGTTGACCAATTAGATGCTGTTGGTGGTAACTTCATTATTGGAGGTAACCTCACAGTTAAAGGTACTACAACTTCAGTTAATTCTGTTACGTTGACTTCTAAGGATCGTAACATTGAATTGGGTACTGTTGCTGTTGGTACATTTACTGGTGATATCGCACAGGGTACTAATCAGATTACTAACGTATCTGATACAGACAACATCGCTCCTGGCGTAGCAATTACGCTTGACAGTGGTGGTGGTACTGTTACTCTTGCAGCTTCTCTTGTAACTGCTGTTAGTGGTACTACAGTAACTCTTGATACTACCTTTGGTGGATCTGGAACTGCTACTGCTGCTACCTTTGCTACAGGTGGTGCCACAGATACTACCGCCGATACAGGTGGTATTACCGTCAAGGGCACAACCGACAAGACCATTAAGTGGTTGGCTTCCAATGACAAGTTTAATTTCAACAAAGGTGTTGAACTTCCAACTGGTCAAGGATTGACTATCAACGGAACTGATGTTCTTACAGAAACAACTATGATGGGTAAAACTGTTATTACAGATCTTGCTAACGCGGATCATACACAGTTTGCTACAGCAGGTGCTGTTGTAATTCATAACAACAAAACGGTGACTCAAGCAGCATACTTTATGGCTGCTGTATAATCACCTTATATAAATAACTAAACAACAAACGATTGATATAAACGGAGTAACCCAAAATGGCTTCAGGCGTATACGGAAAAGTGCATATTTCAGCTGCTAACACGTGGACTGAAGTTGTTGCACCACCAACAGGAACAGATACAAAGGTCACAACCTTGAACCTTTGTAATACTGATGCAGCTGCAACGACAGTTCAGGTTTCTATTTCAGATACATCGGGTAATGCTGGTACTTCGGGAAATCTAATTGAATTCAATACTTCACTTCCTGCTAATGGAGTGTTAGAAAGAACAGGTATTGTTCTTAGTGCAAGTAATGGTTTGTACGTTCAAGCAGCTAATACTGCAGTAAATGCCGTAGCATACGGTATTGACGGTTAATAAGTAAACTCTATAAAATCATCTAGGAATTAAAAATGGGAAGATCCGTAACACAAGTAGCAGCTGTAGCTTCTACATCAGGAGGAACACATGAAGATCCGTGGTGTCAACCATGTTTCACTGTTTACTCAATGGAGCACTCAGATGGTGGTGGTGGTTTTTTCTGCTATGATCATAACTTGAACCTTCTATCAAACGTTAGAGGTTCTGGTGGCAACCATTATGGTTCTTATCGTACCTATGCCAGTCAAGCATCTGAATTTATGCAGAACTATGCGTCTCATGCGCATTATGAAACTGGGGGTACTGCTACCACAAACAGTGAACGACCTTCCATTACAGCGTTTGTTGGTTATTTGGGTCACATAATGTTCACTCCAGCACAGCAAAGTGGTTTTGGTGGTTGGTTGCGTTGTGGTCCTCCAGGTGCTAACCATACTGGTCATGCATTTAGAGATTGTAACGTCATTGTGAATGAAACTAAGCAAGATTGGGCTTGGTGGACTCATCGTAACGGTGGTACTCATCAGGTACGCTTCGGTCAAAGAAGTGCTAACTGTTATTACGCTGACCAACAGGGTGGTTATGGTGGATACATGAACGTTACTTGTAGGTGGTCCCAATCAATGTTTGGTGGTGCTTGCTATAACAAGAAGACAAATAAAGTCTGTATGATGGAAACGAATACTGGATATGTATTCAGGCCAATTGTTTATTCTAATGTTCCAGATTTAAGAGCTGTTGCTACAAATTGCAATATCCATTATAATAATACTCCGCAGTATAGTGCTAGGGACGAGAATAACAGTGGTGAGTTGTATGATCACTTCAACAACGTGGCGAATGTTACGCAGTACGCTGACTCCAGTGGTAAACCCAGTGACCAGAGGGACGAAGATAATTATCGTTGTATTACAGTTCTTTGTGACGACGACAAGGTTGTTATGTTCCAGATGATTCCTCATTATGGTGCTTGGATCCATCGTTGGAATGCAGATGGTACAGCTCAAGGTTCTCAACATAACATGAGTTATACTACCTCATACGGTTACGAACAAGGTCAGAAGTATGGTGCAAGATGGCAAGTAACTTCCGATGGTCAATATGTTTGGGCATACTGTCCTTCGTACTATTACGGTGCGGGAATTATGGGATGTATTATTAGGGTTAGTGATGGTAAATTTATATACTGTCACCACAATGACAGTACATATGGTCACCAGCCTTGTCCAGTAGGTAAGAATGATTTCTTGATGTCTAGACAAGTCAACACCGATGGTGGTGAAGGTATGTACTACAGGATGGTTAGGGTGAAGCGTGAAATGGAGCGGTTGGATGATGTTGGTGATTTTAGTCCACAGAGTGGGCAATGCACACGTATGATTGATACTCCATATTACAGTACAGCATATCCTGCTTTGATTCCTTCTTATTATAATACTGATCTATTCAATACTCAGATAAAAGATGCTGAGTTAATTGGTGATTAATATTTAAATACTTTTATTCCTTCTAAACAAAACAACGGTTAATAACAATGGCACAATTTGTACACTATCGGAAAGATCCTGCTGCTGGCGGGATTATGATTAACGGGGAAGTACTCGTTTCGCAGGCACAAGTGATTGCGGTTTATGATACTAATAGTAATATTCATCTTGAGTCACCTCTAGATATCGTAATTGAAGTTGCTGATGGCACAATTGATCTTGAGGATAATGTTCCTGCTAATTATGTATTAAATGCTGCTGGAAATGGATTTGATCTTCGTTGGGCTGGTAAGACCAAAGCAGAACAGATTGATCTAGAGATTGAATTGATGCGTGAGCAACGAGCTCTTGAAAATAAAGCTTCTTTGAAATCTTATGTAAGAATGATTGCAACTGAGAGGATTGAAAAATTGGAAGGATCTGATATGTGGAAGATTGAGAAAGCTAAAGGTCAAGATATGATCTATGGTGGTAATTCAAGAACACTTGCAATCTATCAAGCAATTGAAGATGTAAGGAAAGCTAATAATGATAAATGTGATGAGATTGATGCCTTATCAGGTGCTGATGCTATTGAAGCTTATAACCCTGAATACTAAATTAAAATAAAAGTTAGTAGGAATTATAAATACCCCTAGACAACTAGGGGTATTTTTTATGGCTGAACCTGCCACTAGGACACAATTAAAAGATTACTGTTTAAGGAAGTTAGGTTTTCCCGTCCTAGAAGTCAATGTAGATGATGATCAGATAGAAGACTCAATTGATGATGCTCTTCAATATTATCGTATGCGTCATTATGATGGTGTTGAGCTTGCATATATGAAGCATGTCTTGACCACAGATGACATGACGAGATTTCAGTCTCAATCTTCCACAACTACTGTAGGTACTACAGAGTGGAAAACAAGAGATAAGTATCTTGAAATGCCTTCTGATGTTGTTGGTGTATCTAAAGTCTTTGGTCTTGCAAGTAATGCTGTAAGAAATAACCTATTTGGTATTGAGTATCAGATCTTCTTGAATGACCTATATGCTGTAGGTTCTCTTGACTTCCTTAACTATTATATGGTTAAGACATGGATGGAAACTATGGACATGGTACTTAACAATGGTGCTTTTGTTCAGTTTAGATTTAATATGAGACAAGATAGATTGTATCTTGATGTTGGGCAGGACATGATGAATGAAGATGTTCATGTTATTGTTGAATGTCATAGAGCATTAGATCCTGATACTCATACTCAAGTTTATAGTGATGTCTTCTTAAAGAAATATACTACTGCTCTTATTAAGAAACAGTGGGGTCAAAACTTAATTAAGTTTAATGGTGTTCAACTTCCTGGTGGAGTTAGCATGAATGGAAGAGCTATTTTTGAAGACGCAGAGAAAGAGATTGCTGAGATTGAACAGGCATCAGCAAGTACATACGAATTACCACCATTTGACATGATCGGATGAAAAAAGTATACTTTCCTCAACACGGTGGTATTGCCACTGAACAGAATCTCGTACAAGACTTGGTTGATGAACAGATCAAGTTGTTTGGATCTGATGTCTATTATATTCCTAGGATACATTTAAAAGATAAAACTCTTGGGGAAGTAGTTCAATCTGAATTCAGTCAGAGCTATATGATTGAAATGTTCTTAGTGAATGTTGAGGGATTTGGTGCGGGTTCAGAGTTTGTAAGTAAGTTTGGTTTAAGAATAACAGATGAGATAACCTTTGTTGTATCAAGGAGAAGGTGGGAACAGTCTGCTAATCCTGCATTAAATCTTGCTATTGATGGTAGACCTAATGAAGGTGATTTAGTTTATTTCCCATTAACTGAAGATCTATATGAGATTAAGTATGTTGAGCGAGAGTACCCATTCTTTCAGTTAGGTAAACAGTATTTCTATCAACTCACTGCTGAGCTTTACGAGCAGGGTGCTGATAAGTTTGATACAGGTATTGATGAAGTTGATGATATTGAAAGACAGTTTAGCAATATCACTACACTCAATCTAACACCCTCCACTAGAGTTAATGCAACAGGAACAGTAACTGTAGATTCTAATGGTGCTATTACAGGTGCTACTGTAGCTCTTGCTGGTACTGGATATAATACACCACCTAATATTACTATTACTGGTGGAGTAAATTCTACTGGTGGTATTATTGAATCTTCAATTGCTGATGGTGGAGTAGTTACACTTACTGTAATTAATGGTGGTACTGGATATGAATCTGATACTACTCACGCAGATTTCCCAACTATTACTATTGATGCACCGCCACTAGATGTACAATTCCTTAATGATGAACATGTAGTTATAGGTGGATTTGCACAACAAGGTGGTGGTAGGAGTTGGACTTCTTCTGATAGTGTGGTTACTGTTACTGCGCTTGGTGCTTTTGATCCTGTTTTTTCCACTACTACACAAAAGAAATATTTCTATTGGAAGTTTGAAGATAAAAGAATCTGTTATGTTTATACTTTTAATGGAACAAGTCCTACAACAGTAGCTGGACATTTTTATTATGATGCAACTAATGTCAGATATGTTATTAATACATATACAGATACTGATACAAGTGGTTCTCAAGCATCACTGTATGATTTGGATAGTGCAACTATAGCAGAGGTGGCTGATTGGAATGGGGTTACATATACTCTTGAGGTAATGAATCGTACTGGTAATTTCCTTGATGGTGACATGATTAGAGGGGTTGATTCTAATGCCCTATATACATTAGGAACATTCTCTACTATTGATAATCAAAGCACTGAGTACGATCAGAATGCTGCGATTGAAACTGGTGCTGATGATATTGTTGATTGGGGTGAAGATAACGCCTTTGGTGAATTTGGTAATTATACAGGTAGCTTCTAATGTTAGGAACTCAATTTTATAACGAAGCAGTTAGGAAAACTGTTATTGGATTTGGTACTCTCTTCAATAATATTGAATTGAAGAAGACTGTAGATGGACAGGTGCTTGAGGTTGAAAAGGTTCCTCTAGCATATGGTCCTAAGCAAAAGTTTTTATATAGGTTAGAAGGTAATCCTGTTGATGGTAAGAAGGTAGCAATCACCTTACCAAGGATTTACTTTGAGATGACTGGTATTGATTATGATGCTTCTAGGAAAACACCTGCTACTCAAAAATATAGAACAGTTATTGATCCAAACAATGAAGAAAATAACAAGCAAGTAAAAACTCAATACGTACCTGTTCCCTATAATATTTCATTTGAAGTAGGCATCATTGCAAAATCACAGGACGATGGATTGCAAATAATGGAACAAATATTACCATTCTTTCAACCATCATTTAGTATGAGTATTAAATTCATTCCTGATATGGATGAGGTTAGGGATGTTGCCATTGTTTTAAATAATGTTAACTTGGAAGATGATTGGGAAGATGATTTTACTACTAGACGTAGTATAACTTATTCAATGGGATTTACTGCTAAGACTTGGATCTACGGTCCTTACACTAAAGCAGATGTTATTCGTAAGTCTCGTATCATTCAAACTATTGGCGATCAAAATGTTAACAAGCGTCATGTTGAATTGACATATACACCCAAAGCAAAAACAGATATTAATCAGGACGGTAGCATAGATGCTGCTGATGATGCATTAGTAACTGCTTCTGATGACTTTGGATTTAATGAAGGGATAAACTTCTTATGAATACTCTAGAAGAAAATATGGAAGAGATGTTGGATATTGAAGTATCTGATACACCTGAAGGTGGATGCACAACTAGGAAGAAACAACTGAAGGATGTTAATGAAGACATAGAAAAAGATTATGCGTATACTAGAGGAGA